TCGTCCTCCTCCTCCTGACTACTATAATTCAATTCACTATTATTCGAACTGTCCTCCGAAGAAACAACCGATGATTTTTCATATATACATTCTTCTTCAATCAAATCCACGTGGGTCGACTCATCCGGGGAAACTTCTGGTTGTTCAATAATATCTAAATCTTCGATTTCTATATTTGACAAATTGTGAATCAGTAATTTATCTTTGTTATTACGAGAACCAAAATTTTGAAACGGATTTTTGGTTAATTGGAGTTCAAGTTCGATTTCATATATTTTGTTTCGGTTATTGTTGAAATATTCAGATTGAATTAAATAGTCCATATCATCCGCCAGATTCATTTTAAAATGTTTTTGATTTCCTATATAAGACCCATAGTATTCAATCCCATGTAAAAATGAGTGACAATGGAGCATTTGATTTGATAAATAGCAAAATAAATTATCAATATAACTACAATTGTGAATACTACTCAGTTTTTCATGTGTAGTATTGGTTAATGACGGCATTTCAGACAACGGATGATTTGTTTTGTATTTTCCAATGAGATATCTCACAGGATCTAATAAAGGTGCGAATTTCAAAAATATTTGGCGACTGGTATTTTGCGAGGTTTCATTGTCCCAAACAGTATGTAAATCGACCATATGAAACCGATGATTAAAAGCAATGCTATTGTAATTCATTTCGTTTAATTCGAAAAATAGTTTGTAAATTGGGTGATACAATTGAAAAGAAGTGATATCAAATGGCTGGTATGTATCTTTATTTTGTTCAGCCAAAACTTCTAAAGCAATCTTTTTTGGTTTATGATAATTTAATTTGAATTTAGTCATTTAGTATAAATCAAATTTTTATTATTTTTATAGTCATTAAACGAAACCTCGAATTATGTTTCGTTTAATCAATCGATTATAATATAATCAATAAATATATTATGACGTTGGAATTAAAAAAATTCGATATGAAAAATATAACATTTAAACCGGATGAAAATAAAGGGCCTGTTATTGTTATGATTGGTAGACGTGATACAGGAAAATCGTATTTAGTCCGGGATCTATTATTTCATCACCAAGATATTCCTATAGGAACCGTCATTTCAGGAACAGAAGCCGGAAATGGGTTTTATGCGGAACATGTTCCTAAGCTCTTTATTCACGAAGAATATAATTCCGTTCTAATTGAGAACATTCTAAGACGTCAAAAAGTAGTTCTCAAACAAGTCAATAAAGAAATGGAACAATATAAGAGAACTACGATCGACCCGCGTGCGTTTGTAATATTAGATGATTGTCTTTATGACCAAGGATGGACAAAAGACAAACTCATGCGTCTGCTCTTCATGAATGGTAGACATTGGAAGATTATGCTCATCATAACAATGCAATATCCGCTCGGTATTCCACCGAATCTCCGCACCAATATCGATTATGTTTTTATATTAAGAGAACCCTATATGACCAATCGAAAAAGAATTTGGGATAATTATGCGTCTATGTTTCCTACATTAGAATCCTTTTGTTCAGTCATGGATCAGACAACAGAGAATTATGAATGTTTGGTTATTAATAACAATGCGAAATCAAATAAACTTCATGATCAGATTTTTTGGTATAAAGCGGAAACCCGACCGGATTTCAAATTGGGGTCAAAAGAGTTCTGGGAAATTTCTAAAGGGATGGAAGATGACGACACCGAACAATATGATCCGAATAAAGGTCGGAAAAAATCGGCGGGTCAACAAATCACCGTCAAAAAGGGTAAATGGTAGGTGTAATTTCATACATAACAATTTATATTATTTATGGAAACAATATTGAAACAAGTATAAATGGTGTTATATTATGATATACACCCCTTATATGGAGATTGTAAAGGCATTTAACTCAAACAAACTACATACTGAAATTCTAATAAAGGGGGATTTAGAAAATCCCTTGTTTAGAGCGAATGACATCGCAACAGTTTTAGATATAAATAATATTCGAACAAGCACATTAGATTTTGAACATACAGAAAAAGTAATAGAAATCATACAAACAACAGGAGGTTCTCAACAAGTATCCTTTTTGACAGAAAAAGGATTATATAAGGTATTATTCAAAATAAATTAATAATTATAAAAAAATTGATTTAAAAATATAATATTATACTATATTATAACAACGAAAAATGGTTAAATATAGTTGCGAAAAATGCGGAAAAGATTTTACCCAAAAGGGACATTATACCAAACACACGACAAAAAAAAATCCTTGTGTTTTTGAAAGCAAAATGGAAGAAATGATTGAAAAGGTTGTTGCTAAAAAAATAAATGAAATACAAAATATTCTTATTGAAAATGAATTTATTAAAGACACTCCATTTGTTTATGAAAATAAATTAGTAAATTGTGTTAGTCATAATAAAATTAGTTTTCCAAAACCTATTTTAAAATGGGTTGGAGGAAAAACACAGATATTGGATAAATTAATAAATGAGTTTCCTGTTGAAATAAATAATTATCGTGAAATATTTTTAGGTGGTGGAAGTGTGTTATTAACATTATTATCTTATGTAAAAGAAGGAATTATTAAAATAAAAGGTAATATATATGCTTACGATTTAAATGAACCCTTGATTTATATGTATAAAAATATACAATCATCTCATAATGAATTATATGATAAAATACAATTTTTAATTAAAGATTTTAATGAATGTTGTAATGGATTAATAAACAGAAATCCAAACAGTATTGAAGAGGCAAAACAATCAAAAGAAAACTATTATTATTGGATTAGAGCAGAATATAATAAATTATCTTTGAATAATAAAAAAGGATTAATCGGTTCTGCTATGTTTATATTCTTAAATAAAACATGTTTTCGTGGTGTTTTTAGAGTTGGACCAAGAGGATTTAATGTTCCATACGGACATTATAATAATCCTGAAATAATTAATAAAGAACATTTATGTCAAATTCATAATTTAATTCAAGGAGTAATATTTGAATGTTGTGATTTTAATACATCTTTAAATCACGCAGAAGAAAATGATTATATATATCTTGACCCACCATATGCTCCTGAAACAGATACTTCATTTGTAGGTTATACCGAAAACGGATTTAACATAGACAATCATAGAAATCTATTCAAAATAATACACACATTAACAGAAACAAATAAAAAAATAATGTTAAGTAATAGTGATGTGAATTTAGTTCGTGAAAATTTTACAAATGAAAGTTACAATATAACATCTATATTATGTAAAAGGTCAATTAATTCTAAAAATCCAGAAGCAAAGACGAAAGAGGTTATCATAAAGAATTATTAAACCATAAATCAAATGTTTCAAAATAATCTTCATCATCTCCAAATAAACAAACAATATTTTGTTCCTTGAATATTGTTTGTAATATTGTATATTTTTTTTCAGTAGAAGTAATTTTTGTTTTCAAAAACGAGCTTACACAAAACCCATAATACACTTCAAACATTTCACCTAATACTATTTCATACTCTCTTTTGAGTGATGGTCCGCTCCATAATTTAGTTTCAACTGAACCATCAACTCTTTGTTCTTTTTTTTCCAAAATTTTAATTACTTTTCTACCTGTGTTATATTCTATAATATATGCTTCGTCAGGACACCTAAACATATCTATACCATATTTGTTTTTCATATATGTTTTTAATCCGTTTTGTAATACAAATGTAATATTTCTATCTTCCAACGTTTTTGATAAATAATAATCATACTTTTTTTTCAGTTTTGTTGTTATAGTGTTTTTTGTAAATCCTTGTTCTAATAATCTTTTTTCGTTATCAGTTTTTTCTTCAAATTGTTTTCCGTAAAAATTTGTATTAGAACCGCCTGCTCCAGTTCCTTTATTAATTATTTGTTCTTGTTCCTGTAATATAATTACTCCGTTAGAGATAGGACAATTATCTAAAACAATCGTCTCATCTTTATGGCAAACGCCGCAATATTCATTTGATTGGTAGGACATTTTTTAATAATTCGTTGTTTGAGTTTATACTTTTAT